TTACCTTTCTTTCAAGAGTGATGAAAGTGCAGATACGGCTTCAGTTTGCATAGTTGGCAGCACATGAGCATATGTGGTTAGAGTTATGACTACGCTACTGTGACCTAAACGTTCAGAAACAACTTTCGGGTTGATCTTACGTTCTAATAGTAAAGTTGCGTGGGTGTGTCGAAAATCATGTATTCTTATTCGTGGAAGGTCAATGGATTGCATGTCTTTCCTATATGCTGTTCGGACATTGGGTTGCTGGAGGACGTTACCATGACGTGTACAAAAGATTAGATCATTGTCAGTATAAGAGTCTTTAAATTTCTCCTTATTTCTGTTTATGGTGTCTTTAAGACTGAATATATAGTTAGCAGTTTCAGCGTCTATTTCAACATTCCTCAAACTGGATTTAGTTTTCCCTCCAGTTTCTAAAAGGCCATTATTGTTGACGGTTTGTCTAATAGACAATACATAGCCTGTAGAAGTCTCAGTAATGTCTTTCCAGCGAAGACCCAATGCTTCACCAATTCTCATGCCAGTCATTAATAAAGTACGATATAGAACATGATAAGTCATATCCTTAGATTCGTCCAAAAATTTCGCAACCTGTTTTGAATTCCATACTTGAAACTCTCTTTGCTTTATTCTAGGCAGAGGTACGTTACTTGCAACATTTTTGCTTATGAATTCTTGCTCTGCTGCATGTTTAAGGGAATCGTTTAAAACACCAATTATTTTCCTAATATATTTAGCTGAGTACGTGTCTAATTCTGAAATCATATCAACTATATGTTCCCTTGTTAATGAACCTAACTGAATGTTTCCTATGTGTGGATACAGTATGCTTTTTCCGATGTTTTTGTAATCCCTCAAGGTAACTTCTTTAACTGTTCCTTCTTTTTCTGTTCGAACCCACTCATCAAAGTATTCCGAAAAAGTTTGTTTAGATGGTTCTGCGTATTGCCCTTTTTTTAATTCGTTTTGATATTCAAGTAAAGCTTGTTTTGCTTCTTTAACTGATTTAAACCCCATCTTCTTTTTTTGTTTTCGTTTGTTGTTTTTGTCTTTACCCAGGTCAATCATTATATAATAGTGGGTTTTGCCATTCTTTTTGTATTCGTAAATATTACTCGCTCTCGCCATGCTCCTCCTCCTCTTTCGTGATAGACATATTCTCTATTTCGTTTTTTGCTTCATTAAGTACCTGGAAAAGCTGATGTATTTTTTCAAGCTCTTTATCGATTATAGGCATAGCAACACTTAACACACGCTTGTGTATATGCGTAGCAAGACTTTCTGCAGTTTCAATATCTGCTTTTGTTAATGTGTTTATTATCAAACTTGACCTTTCTAATTTTCGCATAACATCCGCAGCTCTTTCTTTGTGCTCTTCCGAAGAAGGAGGTCTTACCGAATCCATTAATTGAGCAATATTATTACTAAGGTCATCTTCAATTGAATTTGAAACATTCTCTTTCTTAGTTTCTTGTTTGTTGTTATATGTTTCTTCAAGGGTCTGACGACTAGGTTTTTTGTAGAAATAAAAATATACAATCTTGTCAATGTCTTCTTGATCTGTCCCAAGTACATTTAGAAGCTGTCTTGCTCCCATTTCATTGATACTTTTAATTCGCCCACTTTCTATTTGACTTATATAAGAATCACCTTTGCCTAATTCTCGCGATAAATCCCTAGCGTTAATTCCTTTTTGTTTACGATAGGACTTCAAAAATTCTCTGAAGTATGGAGCGTTCTTTAAAATCATTTCAATACTTGTCATTTATAACACCTCTACAGAAGATCATAACACAATGATTTTGAATAACAAATGAATAATTCGCAACAAATATCAATAAAAAATAACAATGAATAATTGTGCGTATTTGCGTAAATTATTGTTGTATTTTGTTTGTTATGGTGTTACTATAAGATTAAGCAATACAAAACAACACTAAAGGAGAGGAATTAATGCAAGGAGCTATCACACTATTAACGGTAAAGGATGTTCAAAATCATCTGAAGATTGGAAAGAATAAGGCTTACACGATGGTTCATGATTTTTATGAAAATGGTGGAGGGTTTAAGGTTATAAAGATCGGAGAGAAGGGATACAGAATCCCTGAAAGCTCATTTGTTAACTGGATTAATAACCTTATAGATTCAACAAAATAATACATACATAAGCAACACCCTATAACATAATCGGAGTGATCCAAATGAACAGTTTCTACATATCTAATAGAAAAATAGACTGGCACTACTCCAACTCAACCTAGATCAACAGGCTTTAAATTCGTTCTTTGAAAATTAAATAAACTTTTTTTGCATTATTGTCTTACGAATACCAAAAAACGTTTACTTTTGATGACAGTACTATTGAGATAAAAACATCAAAAGATACGATGTATAAAAAAGGCAGGTGAATTATAATGAGAGATATGCAAAACTTCTCATCTTGGCAACTAGCACAAAACATAATGATGCATGAGTTCATAGCGCAGAATGACGATCTAATAGACCGATTTCCATTATGGCTTCAGCACAACAGGCATATCAAAGAATTTGACTTGCTCCCAAAGAGTGAAATCAACAAGATGATCAAGCTATTTGATCCTGCAGCTGATGTTGAGATAGATAGAACATTGCAATTCATATAGAGGAAACTAGGGGGATATTGGATTGAGCAAATTAAAAGCATTCATCAAAAGCAAGTGTGAAGACGATTCTTCGCTTGCAGCAAAATTGGCATCTATTGCAGGTTACTCTCAAACATCAGGATTGTACAAATTTCTTAATATCAGTGGAAAAGAAACGAGTGACTTGCAGATGATCATTGATATGATAAAAGAAATTGATCCAGATAGAGAGATTGATTTGATGTGTGACTACATATTCACGCTTGATCCAGGTAAACAATGTGCAAGACAGGCTTTGGAATACTTGTCTGTTAACGCTCAAAGTGAAAAGCTTGATGATTATATCGAATTTGTTTTAAGTAACACTGGGAATGCTAAAACCATAGAGTGGGCAAAGACGTACAAGTTACAAAGGGATGCAGAAAAAGGTCTAGTGAATTTTGAAAATTTAATCAGATCACTAGGGAACTTAAAACTAAAGACTGAAGAAATGCAGGTCTACAGTATGATCATCCCAATGTATCCAGCATTATGGAACAACTATTTCAATAGACTTGAATCATTATCTGAAAATGTTTTTATTGATAATCTGGAAGATTCGTATGTTAAACAATCATTCCACAGTAGGTTGTTGTTACTTCTAGCCAACTGTGCTTTTAACCAAAATCAGCTTGATAAGGTTCATTACTACACAAGCTACGGCATCCTCAATTCAAATGTTAGAAGAATCACAGCATATTCTTACTTAACTCAAGGCAACTCTTTAATGCTTACTGATTACTCAACAAGCAAGCGTTGTTTTCTCTCAGCTTTAGAACACTCAACTGAAAATAGAGAGAGATCAATTCAAGCATTAAGAAGCTTGTGCTTCCTTGAAAACTTATGGAGTAAAGAAAATAAATGGTTACAGTATGACTCAGATGAAATCACTGATAGACAAGAAGTGGCTCACGCTTACATCCGCAAGGGAGAACTAGAGCTCGCTAAATCAATTTTAGATAGCCTAGAAGCCGAGGAACACGATGACAACCAGTTAGGTATGCATATGTACCTCAAAGGCTTGTTACATAGCTCAGAGGACTATTTCTATAAGTCTATTAGACACTTCAAATTAAGTGGTGACAAATTCTCTGTTGGCTTTCCATTGCTTGAACTTGAAAAGTTAGGCGCAGATAAACTCATTCTAGAAGTATTGGCAATTTAACAAAAAAACTTGTCACTTGAAGGGAGGTGAAAAAATGAAAAAAGTATTCGCACTTACTATTGTAGCTGCTGCAATTTTCTTTGGAGGCGTTGCTACAGGTACACAAATTAATACTGCTTCTGACTACAGCACAGCTGGATTTGGTCGTGGCGCTTAATTAAATGTTTTACATATTAGAAAGGTGGGGAGATTGAATCCCTGCCTTTTTGATATATCGGACGATGTCGTCCGTTTTGATCTTAAAACAAAAGGAGAAATAGATATGAAATTTTTTAAGGAAAACATTAGTGATTTTGGAGTGATTTGATAAAATATGGTTGAAGAAAGTGAAACTTTGAAAAAGGAGATATAAAAATGACCAAAAGAAAAGAAATTACTTCAAATAGTTTTGAACAATTGTTAACCGATTCATTATTTATTAATAAGAATATTCGTATGCTTGGTTTCGATGAGGGGGAAATGGTTGCTAAATATTCATTAAAGGGCAGGATCTATTTTTCTAATACTTGGCTACCATTGTCTGAAACAGAAGATGTAAAGTCACTTCTAAATGAAATTGCCTTAGTGGATGAAGTTTTCTTGTACACAGAAGATTACGGAGCATCTATTCGTCAAGATGAATATATCGGACATAAAATCACTGACTCGCATATTGAAATTCGCTTTAATAATGGCCAAGTAAGAAAGTTGTACTTTTGATAAAACTTTAATTTTATTCAGAAATGGAGAAAACGAATGAAACGATCAAAATATTTTTTCTGCTACTCACATCACGTACATAAGAAACTTTTAGAAGCTGGATGTAATTTTGTATGTAAAGCATTTACACAGCAACAGAGAGTGTTCTGGCTTTATGAGAACGATGAAAAGGTTAGTGGAGTACTAAGTGAAGTGAAACCAAAGAATGCCTAGAATGGCCAATTAAGCAGTAATACATAGACAGGAGAATGCCTATTGAATAAAACCTTTAAAATACAAATTGCGAATGATGTTGTTAGAAACCCTGACATTTCAAGTGAAGAATTTTCAGTTTATGCTGTTCTGATAAGGCTTTACTTCTCTAAAAAGGAGAAAGTGAATCCGATTCAAGTTAACCATAAGCGAATTAGCGAACGATTGGGAATACCAAAGAATGAGACTTTGAAAAAATACATAAATGGGCTTTATGAGAAAGAATTGATACTTAATAAGGTTGATGCATTACCGAGAAAAGGCTTAATAGGTATAACGCTAAATGAATCCCGACTACCTGTAAAGGGTAGCAATATAGCTTTCACTCAAACCACTGAGAGCATTGTATCATCCGAGTGCGTGTCGCAAATTAAAATGAAGGGTATAAGGCTCTACTTCTATTTAAAAAGCTACATGGACACAAGGCAAACTCCTTCATTTGCTTATCCAGGTATGGATAGGATTTCCGCAGAAACGGGAGTTGCAAAAAACACCATTAGAAAACATTTATCTCTAATGAAAAACAAAAGGTTTATTGATATTCAACATTCGGATAAGCAAAGTTCTGCAGAGTCTTATTATGGTGAAGACGATCAAGTTATTACCACTGGATATCAGAACAAGTACTTTTTATATGATCATCACATCGATGAATATGCACGAAAGAATAGCGTTTTATCATGTGGTTGAAACCCAGTGTTCATGCGGAGCGCAAAAAAAGGAAGATGAAGGTTCAAAAAAAGGAAGATAAGGGTTCAAATTATGGTACATAAATTGCGCCCTAGTAATTAGTATTTAATATTAAGTTTATAATACTAAGCTTATAAGATTAAGTATATACGAATCGCAAAAAATGCGCTTCGTTTTTGTTCAAATTTTATTTATATCATTGGAGGATGATTTATTGACTAAACAAAACAAAGTAAACAACAAGCCTATTTACATTCAGTCTATTGAAGCAAGTCATTTATACGAACATATGAATAGAGGTAAAAACATTCCTAAAAATTACACAGGTTTGATTCCTTATAGCCTTGAATCTATCAAGCTCAGAAAAGAAGGGCTGCAATTCACAACGCTAAAACATTCAGGCAAGGATGTAAGCGATGATGTAATCAATGTCAAATTCTCTTCAAAGGTTCGATCTGTGAGGACTAAAATCAAAGAGAAGCAAAAAGAGAAAGATAATCCTGGAACAAAGGAGAAACGGAAAGAAAGACTCCATAGTGAAATTGAATTTTTACATACAAAGTTAAACCAAACAGAATGGCAAAATGAAGTTAAGGTTAACAGTCTGAGAGAAATGCTTTACGAAAATGGGTTCACAATTAGAACCATTGACAAGGAGACAGGCGAAATTGTCTCTGATGTGAAATATGTTGTATATAAAAGATCAAGCAGTAAGAGTCGAACAGGGCAATGCTTGTTCATCAAAGAATCCTTACATAAGAAAATGATTGAGTGGTCTAGGATGTATCTTCCGTTCGAAAAGGATCAACGAGTTGACTTGGCTGGATTACTGGCCTATGAGTCACTTGTAGGAAGCTCATTAGAATCCACTGTACATATTGATCCAAAACATATCCTGCTTGTGGATGATAAGACGAGTGAATTTAAAAAAGTTTGTAATGTAGTTAAAACAGGCAAAAACGATTTCCTTGATAGTGTTGAGCAAGAAGAGATTGTATCTAACAGTCTTTTTGATGGGGAGTCGTTATTGTCATCAGAGTTTTTCAATGAAGGTACGTCAATGATGCTGTTACGTAATCACATGTTTAAATCAGCTGCGTTCAATTGCAACATTCAACAGTTCCTAAAAGACCATTGCCCAAAAAGTGTGGAATATGATCAATGGGAGTTAGAGAATATGTTTGGGCAGAAGATGAAAGCATCTGACGTTAAGTTCATTTGCACTCCAACATCACTAAAAGCATTGAAATTTAGCAAAGTTTTAGGTTCTGAGTTGAATTTGTGGGAGCATTGGAAGAACCTTATTGAATCAGAAGGGAATGTTTGGGGAGTCGTTAAGCATGAAAAAGAATCTAAGCGAGGAAAGAATGAATTAGATCAGACTCTACAGCAAACTTCTTACCAAATGATTAACTGTTTACCTATACATAAGCAAGGCATTGAAGACCTTCTTCAATATGAAATTGATTATACATATGGCTTGAAGAATGACACAGAGAAATTCATAGAACATATCGAAAAGAAGCAAAACGACATAAATACAAATGAAATGATGGTTGCTGTTTATAGAAGGAACGAACAGTTCGCTCAAACCTCACTCTTCAAAGACTTCCGAAAAACAGAAATACATAACCATGTTGAATACGTAAAGAGAGGCAAAGTTAGATTGCCAGGTGATTACTGTGTTCTTCTAGGTAATCCAATTGAATACCTATATCATGCTATTGGTGAAGAACCAAAGCAGCAAGTGTTAAAAGGTAATGAAGTACATACATCAATGTTTGAATCAGAAAAAGAAGTGGTTGCTTTCCGAAACCCAAATACATCACCTTCAAATGTTCTTGTGGTAAAGAATAAGATTGCGAAAGAAATTGATACATATTTTAACCTCTCACGTAACATCGTTTGCGTAAATGCAATTGACTTTGAGATACAAGACATTCTGTCTGGCTGTGATTATGATTCAGACACTATGGTTATTTTTGATCATCCTGCTCTGCTTGAAGTCGGAAAACAATGCTTTGGTAAGTATAAAGTGTGCTTGAATCGTGTGGAGGGAGAAAGTCTTCCATATAGATTGAACAATTTGGATATGTGTAAGATTGACAATCAACTGTCTGAAAGCCAAAAGAATATTGGTCGAGTAACAAATATCGGTCAAAATTGCATGTCTATTTATTGGGATATGATTTCAAAGGGTGAAACAGAAGGGCGAGATTATCTGTTGAAGAGAATTGATGTAATGACCGTACTATCTGGAATTTGCATTGATCTGGCAAAGAAATTTTACAAGATTGATATAAAGAAAGAAATCAGTCATGTTGAAAAAGCCCTTGGTCTACAGAAAAGAGCGAAACCGAAGTTCTGGAAATGTGTTAGCTCCAACACTTCAAATAACACAGAGCAACACGAATGCCCTATGGATATTCTGTTTGATATTATGAGCAACTTGAAAAATGCAGAAAGGACTAATGGAGGCATTAGCGTGTCGGAGTTGCTTGTAAAAGCAAAGGCTAAAGATGGAGACAGAAACCAAAAAGGGAAGATTGAAGATTACATAGAGGAAATGTGCAATAAAATAAACAAAGCGTATAAATACATGGTTGAGAACGATAAGGATTCTGAGGAATATCTGATAATTGATGATGCATTCAGATTTTACAAATTTAAAATGCAGAAGCTTAAAGTTAAGCCGCCTACAATGTATTCAATCCTTAGAAAGATTGACAAAAGCAAGGAGAAAAAGAGGTTCATGAAAGTTTTGTTTGATACACAGCAGGACACATTCTTGAATGCATTTAAACAAAAAAACACACTTTTAAACACAAATAGCCCGAAAACCGCATAGAATCAAGGTTTTCAGGGTGGTGTCTAAGTTGAGTAATAGTAAGGGGAGCTACAGTGTAAAGATCGATCCGTTTGTTGCCGCACGAAAACTTTGTAGCCAGTAGTGCTAGTTTCCTTTACTCATTTTTACGGTTGAATCATCTCCTCCAAGTTGATACAACACTTTCATTTAATTCTCCTTTTGTTTTAAGTGTACTGAACAATAGTTCGGTGCGCTGCTTAATTCAAGGACAATTAAACATACTTACGCCATCTTTATTGATGAGTTCATTATAAGTGACTTTTCAATGGAAAGCAAGACTTTTATTGTTTTGGTCTGTGATGCAGCAGACAAGCAACAAAAAAGAGTAACAGGGAATGTGATAGAGGTGAGACGCTCTATCGTACCGTATGTTCAATAGGATATACGCTTGGCAAACAATTTAGCCTCCAATAGCTTAGATGAGTTGATGTAAGAGATAAAGCCCGCCTTAATGGTCGAAGGGCTTTCTCTGCTTGCACACATCAAATAATCGGAGGTATTCCAATGGAACAAATTTTTAATTACGAAGATCAACAAGTAAGAACAGTGGTAAAGAATGAAGAGGTATGGTTTGTAGCGAAAGACGTTTGTGATGTATTAGAAATTAAAAACAATCGGGATGCGATTTCTCGACTAGACGTGGATGAAAAGGGAGTAGTTTCAACCGACACCCTTGGAGGATCACAAGAATTAACAGCAGTAAATGAACCTGGTCTATATACTTTGATTCTTGGTAGCCGCAAACCAGAAGCGAGAAAATTTAAACGTTGGATCACTCATGAAGTCATCCCTGCAATTCGTAAACATGGTGGATATTTAACACCGCAAGCTGTAGAAGAAACTTTAACTAATCCTGATTTCATCATTAGATTGGCCACTCAATTGAAGAGTGAACAAGAAAAGAATAAATATAACGAACGTTTATTAGAAGAACAAGCTCCAAAGGTTGAGTTTGCTGTATTAATCGAAAACTCAGATGGAACTATTAGTCTAGGTGAATTTGCAACACAGATGAAGAACGCTGGTATTCCGATGGGAAGAAACCGATTCTTTGCGTGGCTTAGAGAAGAAGGTTATCTGCTAACTCAAGATTGGAACAGACCGTCTCAAAAGAGTATGGATCTTGGTGTAATTGAAGCGAGGCAAAATATTACTGTGTTACCTGATGGGACTGAAAGAATCAGTTTCACTCCACGCATCACAGGTAAAGGCCAAGTTTACTTCATCAAGAAACTGAAGAAAGAGATGCTTATTGGATGAAGAAAAAGTTATTAGACTCAGGTATATATTGTACAAAGTGTGATCTCTATTTCAAAGACGAAGACATGGAATGCGGAAGATGTATGGGCTCAACTTGGTTTCATGCGAGTAAAGCTATTCTTCTGAATGATAAGGTGTTTGCGTCAAAGGAAGATGAGTAAACAACCCACAATACCATTATAACTCTACAGAACTCCTTCTGAATTAGGATAATACTTCGTTAACAACTTCAAATACATAGCCCTATATAAATACATGAACATAACGGAGAGAGTGTATATGATGCTCTCTCTTTTTAATTGGAGGAGAACAAATGGATCAATTAGATAAATTTATAGATGCACAACAAAAAGTTGGAGAAAGGTTGGATAAAATGATTGCAGAAACAGAGGATAATTTGTTTATGAGTGAATCAGAGAAGACTAAACGATACTTTGAAAACCTACATAAAAAGCACAACGATAATAATGGGGAGATTGTCTTTGGGAATGTAAGACCAATAGTTGATACACTTTATCGTGGTGGTGAAACTTACGGAACAGTTATTAGAGAATATGAAATTGATTACTATGCAGATGAGGAAGCTCCAGAAGGTGTCATTAAATTCGGCAAGGAATTATTAGGCAAGACTTATAATGAGACTGCTGCAAACGTACGGAAAATGTTATATACAACAGAATATTACGTGTAAAGGATGAGGACTTAGTTATGGATTCAAAATTTGTAGTGTTTAATGATTTCTGTGATCCTTTTACATTGTTCTATGATGATCTTTCAGAGGCTCAAGAAGAATTTAAACGAAGAACCAATGACAGACGTGACAACACTGTTGATATCTATCTCTGTTGTATTCTTGAATCGCATCAAGGTCGAGATGAAGAAGATGAAGAGTAATGCCGTTAAAACGATGTAACGCTTCAAGGTGTAGAGTTTTGATTGATTGGTCATCTAAGTATTGTGATGAGCATAAAGGATACCAGCAAAAGCAATACAACAAAGATGTGAGGTATAACAGAGACAATAAAGAACAATACAGCTATTACCATTCAAAGGAGTGGAAAGGACTAAGAGAAGCTAAGTTGCTTGAAAGTCATTTTAGATGTGCTATGTGTAAAGAAGAAGGAAAGAGTAATCGCAGCAATAGATTGATCGTTCATCATAAGCATATGGAATTGAAAGATGTATTACACCATAAAAGCGCACGAACCGATCTGAATAATTTAGAAGTGCTGTGTCAGTATCATCATAATCAAATAACATTTGGTAAGGGAGAGGATGAAGCGAGTGAACTTTAAAACAGTTAAAACACATAATATTATTACTAATGGAAATCGCAGAAGAACAACAAGCATATGGAGTGAAGCTAAACAAGATTTCGTTGAAGTGTTCGCTACTGAATGGCAAGAAGTTTTGTTGGATGGACATACATATGAATCAGCTGTAAGAGCAGGTGTGAAACTAAATTTGGTTGAACCTCTATTAGAAATTAAGCTACATGATCACAACAGTGTTCCAGAGGTTAGAATTGGAGGTAACTTAATTAAGGGTAAAACGAAGATTATGTTCGACTGGGAAACAGATGATGAAACAGGTGCGAAACCTACTCGATTCTTAATTGAACATTTAGATGAAGGTAGTGTTGATGTTGTAAGAATTCAATTGGATACGAACGAAATGGGGAGGAATAAAGATTAAACAAGTACCCCCTTTGATTAAACGGGGTAGGTATACGAAGCTTAGATAATCCACGTACACTCTTCTCAGTCTAAAATGTTGAAATGAAAAGTTGGAATTTTACTTTTTTAACCCTAAATTCATATTCTCATATACATATCCCAAGTTGCTTGGAATCTTATTTTATAAAGATTTTGGGCAGTTTTTTTATTTTGCTTAAATCGCTTTATCTCACTAAAGATATTAATGTGTCAGACGAAAGGAGGTGGGATGGTGGCGAGAGCAAGACAAACAACAGAAACTCTAAAAGGACAAATCACAAAAGAAGAAAGAATCGCTAGAGAGAAACAAGAAGAGATGCTGAAAGATTTTGAACCACTCCATAAAAATCCCCCTCACTGGCTGTCTACTATTGGCAAGAATGAATGGAAAAGAATTTATCCCCATATTATTAAACTCCCTGTAAGCGAACTAGACTCAACTTTATTTGCTGTCTTTTGTAACAGCTACGCTCAATATCGTGAAGCTTTAAAAGATATCGCTCTAAATGGACAAATTATGTTCGAGTTGAACAGTCAAGGAAATGAAGTTAAAAAGAAAAACCCTTCTGTAGATATCATGAATACCATGTCTAAAGAAATAAGGGGAATCGCTGGGCAACTAGGACTAACTTTAGACTCTCGTTTGCGAATTGTCGGACTAGGTGAAAACGAAGATGAAGAAGATCCGATGAAAAGATTTAAACAAAGGCGTGAATCATAATGCTAGATGAAACCACTCTGTATGCCGAAAAGGTTGTAAAGGGTGAAATCATCGCTTGTGAAAAAATTGTTTTGGCTTGTAGAAGGCATTTGAATGACATTGAAAGATCCAAAGGTGATGCTTTTGCGTTTACATTCGATGTGGAAGCAGCGCAGGAATCAATTGATTTTATGGAGTCTCTTTCAGATCCAGAAACAGGACAACCCCTAAAACTCCTAATGTTCCAGAAATGGATTGTTGGTTCATTGTTCGGTTGGATAAGAAAAGATAATGGTTATAGACGATTTAAACGAGCGATGATTTCTATGGCTAGACGAAATGGAAAAAGTTTAATTGCTGGAGGAATTGGTGGCAAAGAGTTCTATCTTGGACAATTCCCGAAGTTAAACAGGAAGATCATTTTCGCATCTAACGCAATGAAACAAGCGAGACACGGCTTTGATTATATGCATGGTCAGTTCACCATTCTTGCCAGAGAGTCTAAGATGGTCAGAAAAGATGTGAAATTACTAAATGATGTTATTGAAGATAAATATTCAGGAAGTAAGGCATATCCTGTTGCAGCAGACACAGGAAAGCTAGATGGATTTGCTTCAACAGTAGCAGTTGTCGATGAATTTCACGAGAGCAAAGATTTGAAAATGCTAAATGTATTGAAATCTGGACAAATAGGTTTAAAAAGCTCCTTACTAGCGATTATAAGTACGGCTGGATTGAATCCTAATGTGCCGATGTACAAAGAAATACAAATGCTAGAAAGTGTCTTAAAAGGCGAAGAACAAATGGATGAATATTTCATTGCTATCTACGAGCAAGATGATGTTGAAAAAGAAGTTGATATGCCTGAGACATGGATCAAATCGAATCCGAGATTAGAAGATCCTGACTCTCAACATTTATCTGAAAATTTAATGCTTGACGTGAAGGCAGCGAAACGACAGAAGAATATGAATCCTCTATATGTGAAGAATTTCAATGTTTGGAGACAAGTGAGTAATGAATCTTACATACCGATTGAAGATTGGGATGCTTGCGCTGTAGAAGAAGCTCCAGACATTAAAGGGAAAGAAGTTTTTATCGGTCTTGATATGGCTAAAATTGATGATTTGGCAGCTGTGTCTTGGATATATCCTTTAAATGATGATGAGCAAAGATTCTATGTAGATAGTCATTCTTTCGTTGGAACTAAATACGGGTTAGAAGCCAAGTGTCAAAGAGATAAGATTAATTATGAAGAATTGGCACAGCAAGGATATTGCACAATCACAGACAAGGAATCAGGAACAATCAATCCTAGACAGGTTGTAGATTATATTAAGCAACATATTGAAGAGAATGATTTGATTGTTAAAGGAATTATGTTCGATCCTGCATTGGTTCAGCCTGTCTTAAATGAGCTTGAAGAGTATGAGCAAATAGAAGTTAGTCAAAAGGCTACGGCTATTTCTCAGCCAGCAGTTGATTTTAGATTGTGTGTGATTGATAGACGAATATTACATAGCAACAACCCTTTATTAACAATGTCAATAAATAATGCCGTTACTGTTCGATTTAACGATCTTATTAGATTAGATAAAGAAAAGAACAGGGAGAAAATTGATCCTATTGTAGCGACAATAACAGCTCATTATGAAGCGATGCATCATTATGTAAATAGAATTGATGATGATTACTATTCAAACTTTAATTTTACGTTGTGAGAAAGGAGTGAAATGATGCAATTAAATAAAGTTGGAACTGCTTTCAAGGAGATGATGTTGTTTTTAGTGAGTAATTTGCATACTTTATTTTTCCTTTGTGGGCTCGCATTCTTTCTTTTGGTAGCGTACATGCAAAGTCTCACAATTGGATTTATTGCCAGTGGAGCTATACTAATTCTCATAGCTATTCTTATAAATCCAAAAGAAGAGAGGAGGTAAATAAGTGGCGTTTTTTAGATCAAATAATTTTAGAACTGAAACGAGGGATGAGGAAAGGTCATATGATAGAATGCTAGATGCGATTTTAGGAAATGACGGTCTTTCGTATACTACGATAAGTGCAATCAAGAACAGCGATATTTTCACAGCTGTTTCAACACTTGCTTCAGATATTGCATCATCACCTATATCCGTTCTTACCAATGGTATTGAGGATGAATCTGATGACTTGTACAGGCTTTTAAATGAAAGACCCAATTCTTACTATTCGGGTTTATCATTAAAGTTTATAACGGTTGCTAACGCTCTTTTAAACGGACAATCGTTTATAGAAATTATGCGTGATAGACACGGGAATCCAATTGAATTAATTGCTCTTAGAAATAGTGAAGTTAGAATTGATCAACCAAAAGATTTGAATGAAATAGTTTACTATCACAATCCTATTAAATCAGCTAAACATTCATCATCAGAAAGAATGATTCCAGCTGATAACATGCTACATATTAAATTTTTCACACTCGATGGCATTACTGGAAGGTCACCTTTAGAGAGCTTAAAGTATGAAATAGAAAGTCAAGAAGCTGGTAAAAAACTATACATCGATTATTTTAAAAAAGGTGCAAACCTTAGTGGACTCTTAAAATTATCCAAGGCAGCTATGGCTGACGGTTCAAGAGAAAAGGTTAGAGAAGGCTTTGAGAAAGCCTATGCTGGAACAGGTAATCAACAAAGAATCCTTGTGTTAGATGAAACTATGACTTTCGAGCAGTTAGAAATTAATACAGAAGTTCTAAACATTGTTAATAACTATTCACACGGAACGAAGCAAATAGCAAAAGCGTTTGGCCTTCCACCTCATAAACTTGGCATTGAACAAGTTAACACTTCCCTGGAGCAAGCAAACCTTGACTACCTCACCAACACCCTTTCAAATTATTTTGCGGCAATCGCTGCTGAGTTAAACTTCAAATTATTAATATACCCATATTATCAAACTAAAAAATTTAAATTTGATACAAAACGTTTCAGAGAAACGGACGCTAAAACAAAGCGTGAAAATATCATTGCATTACTTCAAAACGGTATTTACTCACAGAATGATGCATTAGCTGAATACGGAATCGCACCTATTGAAAATGGAGATAGACGCTTTATGAGTTTGAATTATGTGGATGTTGACATTATGGATGAAATTCAAAAAGCTAAAGCAAAAAGTCTACCAATTCCTTCAGTCTCAGATGAAGGAGGTGAGACAGATTGAGTAAAACAGAAGTTAGACTTTTTAATGATGAAGGCCTAGAGATAAGATCAAACCAAGAAAGTGAAGCAAAAGTGATTTCTGGTTATGCTTTGAAGTTCAATACACGATCAAATGTTTTAGGCGATTTCATCGAAACGATTGAACCTGGTGCACTGGATGGAACTGATATGAGTGATGTTAGAGCACTGGTTGATCATAACCCAAGCCTAATCATTGGGCGTTCTTCTTCGGGAACGTTGAAATTAGATGTTGATGAAGTGGGATTAAGATTCGAAATTAGTCTCCCGAACACCCAATACGCTAATGATCTTTATGAAAATATTCGTTTAGGTAACATCTCCAATTGTTCTTTCGGCTTCAATATCGCTTCGCAAGGTGCTACAAGAGAGAAAAACCCCACTACAGGCTTATACTTTCAGCGAATAAAGAAGATTTCAAAGCTTACTGATGTAAGTGTAGTTACTTATCCTGCGTATAACGACACAGACGTATATGCGCGTAACTTAGATCAAGCAATCAAAGAATCAAATAAAGATGAAATCGAAAAAATGAAATTCGATTTAGATATTATCAAACTAAAAAACATGAGCCTATAAGGGCTCTATTTTAATTTAAAGGAGCTAATTTAATGCTAAAAGAAAAATTACTTGAAAAACGTTCGTTGATTCAAAAAAAGCGTGACGAAATGAATGCCAAAATTGAAGATGCACAAGGAAAAGCTGAAGAAGGAAAGTTAGACGAAGCAAAAGACATCAAAGCTAAAATTGAGGCAATTCAAGCAGAAATCACAGAGTTGCAAAAAGATATTAAAGACTTAGAAGAGATTGCTGGTCTTAAAAAAGATGAAGCAACTGAACCAACAAATTCAGAAAAAGGAAATGAGGAACAACGTTCTATGACACAACAAAAACGTATTGTAATTGATAGCCACTTAGAGGAACAGCGAAGCAAAGTTAATGCATTTATTCGTTCTTATGGTAACGAGGTTAGAGATGGTTTAACGACAGAAGGTGCTGCAGCAGTAATTCCTATTGAAGTATTAACAACACCGCAACGTGAGCCTGAAGATGTAATTGATCTTGCAGCAATGGTTAATAAAAAACCTGTTAAAACAGGTAGTGGTACATATCCGGTTGTTTCAAATGCTAAAAATGGTTTAGTTTCTGTTGCAGAACTAGCGAAGAATCCAGAGCTTGGTACACCAGAATTCAAAAAAGTAGCATTTGATGTAGATACATACCGTGGTCAACTACCTATCTCTCAAGAGTCAATTGATGATTCTGCTGTTGATTTAACTGCATTGATTGCAGAGCATTTACAACAAACAAAACGTATTACAACAAATAGAGCTGTAGCGAACGTGTTGAAAACATTTAGTAAGAAAACTGTATCTGATGTAGATGGAATCAAACAAATTGTTAACGTTGATTTAAAGCAAGCTTATAAACGTGACTATGTTGCGACTGCTTCTGCTTATCAATGGTTGGATACCTTGAAGGATAAAAATGGGCAATATTTATTACAGCCAGATATCACTTCTCCTTCTGGTAAATCATTCATTGGAAAGCCTGTAAGTGTAGTGGATGATGAAGTTCTAGGAACAAAAGCAGGAGACATGGTGATGTTTGTCGGTGATTTAAAAGCAGGAGTGTTCTTCGCTGATAGAGTAGATGTTACTGCAAAATGGGTTGATAATGATGTTTATGGACAAGTTCTATCAATTGCAACACGCTTTGATACAAAACAAGCAGATGAAAAGGCTGGCTATTTTGTAACAATTAAACCGCCAGTAGAAGCAGAAGGCACAACTGGATCATAATGAAATGAAGAGGTCGTTAATTCGGCCTCTTTTTCTATTTAAGGAGTGATGCAATGACTCTTGAAGAAATGAAAAATTTTCTTAGGGTTGATCATGATTTTGATGATAAATTCATTGAATTGACGATGAAATCATCCATGATATACGTGAAGAATGCTATTACATCAGAAGAAAACAACTCTTTTTTTGAAAACAATGAACTCTATGATTTGGCTGTATTTATGCTAACTGGACATTGGTACGAAAAGAAAGTCGCTGCGGTGGAAAAACCATTGAGTGAGATTCCTTTTGGTGTCATAAGCATTATTCAGCAATTGAGAGGGATGTATTCTAATGGATTTTAGTAGATTTGATAAGCGTATTTCTTTCGTTAAAATGGTTGCTACAAAAGATTCAGTATCATTTGAAAACATTGAGAAACCAGAGGTTGTTTTCTCGTGTTTTGCTGAATTAATTAAACAAACACTTAGAGATGTTAGAAACAGTCTTGGAACAGTTTACGAGGACACTATTCAATTTAACGTTCGACAGATTCAACGCTTTGAAATTAAGAATGATATGAAGATATTGTTTGAAGATAGATTGTACTCCATAGAAGACATACTTCCATCGTCAAAAAGAATTGATTTACAAACTATTGTTGCGAAGTTGGTGAAGTAATGGCCAGTGATGGATTGGAAAGCTTTGATGAACTGCAAAGAAATCTAAATAAAATGGCTAAAAAAACAAACAAAGCAGCTAAAGCAGCGTTGGAAATCGGTGCTGAGATGTATGCTGATGGACTTGAAAAAAACACTCCCAAGTCTATTCTAAGTGGAAAACATGAACATCTAAAAGATCATATCGTTTACACGAAACCGAAAGTAGACGGTGAGATGTATGTGAGCATTGGTTATGACAAAGAGGTCGCTTGGCGTGTACATATGACCAACTGGGGAACGATTAAACAACGCCCACAGCATTTCATAGAGAGAACTGAGAATGAGTTTAAGGATGTGATTATGGCTAAGATACAAGAAGTTTATATGAAAGGGTTAGGCTTATGATGAATCCAATTCAAGAAGTTGCATACGTGCTTTCTAACGATGAAAAGTTAAGAGAGTATGTGAGTGATAATCAGATATACCTTATTTACATCCCCGTAGACGATCAAACCATTGAAAACGCTCCCCTAATAAGAATCAACGAATTAGAAAGCTTTCCTGACAACTACAGAGATGACACAGCTTACTCGATTTCAGTAGATATTCAAATTGATACATGGGCAAAAACATTAAAAGAAACACAAGAAGTACAAGCGATTATAGATCGTGCGATGGCGAATGCTGATTATAAACAATACGCATCTGATCTAATGAAAGATCCAGATATTGAATTATATAAGTATTCAAGAAGATACAGGGCAACAAAGAAAATCCAAATAAATTATTAAAGGTAGGTTTTAATAGATGGCAACAGTCGGTCTAAAAGGATTGCGTTATGCAGTCTTAGATAAAAATGAAAAAACAACGCAAATTTATGATCTTCCAGGCGCAATTGAAGCGAAAGTTGATGTTCCTCAAGAAGTAGCGAAACTATATGCAGATGACGGACTTTATAAAGTAAAGGGATCAGGAGTTAACGAGGTTAAGGTTGAACTCAACATTGCTGATCTTGAAACAGAAGACAAGGAACGAATTCTTGGTGTTGAAGTAGTTGATGGGATTGAAAAATATGGTGAGAGCACTGATCCTCCATATGTAGCATTAACATTTAAACAAAAGACAGATGGCGGTTATTGGTACTTCGCAGCATTGAAAGGTAAGTTCAGTGTGCCTTCTACTGAAGGGAAAACTAAAGAAGATAAGATCGAATGGACTACGCCTACTATTGAGGGTGAATTCTTGTCTCGAAAAGTAGAGCAAAAAGGTTATGTTTACTTTCTTGCGTTTGATGGACATCCAAGCTTTTCAGAAGAAAAATTCTATGAAGATGTTTATGGTGCATTAACTAACGGAAGTGGAACTCAAGGTTAAAAGTGATTAAAGAAAGGGAGACAGTGTCATGTCTCCTTTAAATATGTTCATTTTAAAAAATAAAAAAAGGTGGAATTATTAATGATTAAATTAGTATTGAAAGATTACTCTAAAGCAAAGTTTGATGAAGAAGGGAACATTACTGAAGTTCCAGAAAAAACGTACAAACAATATCTTGTTACAGCTAGAAAACTACGGAAAATGTTGGAGTTGTATTCGCAAGAAGATGAGAAAACTGAACTTCAATTAATGGATGGTGTTCTGGATTACATTGTAGAACTCTTTGATGATCAATTTAAAGTTGATGATATTTTAAATGGTGTAGAGGCTTCTGAATTATCAGTGTTTCTTGAAGATGTAATGGCACAACTTACTCAAGGTGATCAAAAAAAGGCGAAACTGAAAGAGAAGGCGTTGAAGGCTCAAAAGGCTTAACGTATAAGGAAGCAAGAGATAATTTATATGAAATGTATGAAGAATTGATGAAAGCTAGATATACATACAAAGAAATTGATGATATGGATATTCATGGATTTTATAATTTATTAGATTATCGTGAAAACAAGAAAAACAAGCATATGGATTTAGGTGTATTGTTTGGTGTATCTAAATCAAGTGGGGCGGTTAAAAAATAACCGTCTTTTATTTTTGAGGAAAGGAGGTAATTGAATGGCATCTGTAGGCAATCCGCATGGAAATTTAATCATTAATGCGACACTAGATGATTCTGGTGTAAATAATGGGTTGGCTGGATTAAGAAATCAACTTAAAACAGCTAGATCGGCAACAAAAGCTACCGTCTCTGAGTTTAAGGCTATGGGTGATGAGCTCCAAGCTAACAAGACTAAAGTAGACGGTTTATCTGAAGAATTAAAGATTCAAGATCGAATCGTTAAAGAATACAGAAAGAACTATGAGAAACAAGTTGAACAATATGGAGAAGGATCAGAACAGGCTCAAAAATATGCTCAACGTCTAAACTCTCAGATAGCAACCTATAATTCTCTCCAAGGCACTTTAAGAAGAACAGAGAATCAGGTTCGATCACTTGAAGCTGCTCAAGAATCAGCGTCTAACAGTTCAAATCAATTGTCAGATAGCCAGGATGACGTAGGGCAATCAACGCAAAAAACAGACGGTATCATGTCTAAATATTCTTCAGGGATTAAAGTTGGTCTTGTTGGTGCGTTAGCTGCTGGAGTTGCTGGCCTTGGTGCTCTTACAGCTGCAGTAGGAACGCTTGGAGCGAAGATGGCTAATGATAGTCAAGTGTCTCAAGGGAAGCTTAGAGCGCAATTAGGGCTAACTGAACAACAAGCTAAAAAGCTTACTGGTGTGGCTAGAGACTTGTGGAAGAGTGGCTTTGGTGAAAGTATTGAAGACACTAGACAAAGCTTATTTCAAGTCAAACAGAACATACGTGATATTGCTGACAAGGATTTACCTGGTGTTACTAGAAAGGCAATAATTCTAGCAGAAACTTTTGATGGTGAAGTCAATGAAGTAACAAGGGCTGGAAATAACATCATGAAAGGCTTTGGTGAATCAGCTGACAACGCTTTTGATTTGATGACTTATGGCGCACAAAATGGACTGAACTTCTCGAATGAAATGTTTGATAATATTTCTGAATATGCTCCTTTGTTTGGAAAAATGGGATTCTCAGCAAAAGAATACTTCCAGTTGCTTGTAAAAGGAGCTAAAGCAGGTGTTTATAACCTGGATTACGTTAATGACGTAATGAAAGAGTTTCAAATAAGAGTAAAAGATGGCTCTAAGGCAACTAATGCAGCTATGTCAGAGCTATCAAAACCAACACAAAAGATATGGCAAGAATTTTTAAAAGGCAAAGGCACAGTTAAAGATGTTTCGAATGTTGTTTTAAAAGAACTTAAAAACATGAAAAATCAAACTGATGCCAACAATATCGGTGTTGCATTATTCGGGACTAAATGGGAAGACCTTGAAGCTGATGCTATGTATGCATTAGGTGGCATTGATGGCAAAATAGGCGATGTAAAGGGTAAAACTGATGAAGCTGGAAAGGCAATTCAAGACAATCTAGGTACTCGTTTTAAAAAGATTGGTAGAGAAGCAATGAGTGCTTTACAACCATTAGGCGAAGGCGCAGCTACAATTCTTGAAAATGCTTTTGATTTTTCTAAACCTATGCTTGAGAGCATTACTAATTCTGGAGCTAAGGTTAAGAAAGCGATGGATGGCATATGGGGTATTTTCCAAGGGGAAGGAACTGCTGAACGATTAGAAGGTTATGGTATTCTCTCTAGTCTATTCCCTCCTAACGCAGTTAATATGATTGTTAATGTGACTGACACAGTACGTGGAGTAATAAGCAAAATCAATGAAGTATTTAAAGCTATGCAGCCTACATTCGCAGCTATAGGAAAAGTAATGTCAGATGTATTTGTTACGATGGCTCCTATAATTTCTAAAGCGTTCGGTGGAATTATATCTTTTATTGGTCAAATTGCATCTGTATGGGGAACATTCTGGAAAGAAAATGGCGGTGTCATAACACAAGCTATTCAAAATGTTTGGTCTGTCATCCAATTTGTAATGCCAGCAGTTATGGCCATTGTGCAATCTGTATGGGGTAACATCAAGGGTGTTGTTATGGGCGCAATGCAAGTTATACAAGGCGTTATTAAATTCTTCTCAGGTCTGTTAACAGGTGACTTTGGTAAGATGTGGGAAGGTATTAAAGACATTTTCTTTGGATCAATAAAAGCAGTGTGGAATTTCATTCAGCTTTCATTCTTTGGGAAAATACTAGGGATGGCGAAAGCTTTAGGGAAAGGCTTACTAGGCATCTTCCCAAAAATGTGGTCTAGTATAGTAGGATTCTTCAAGAATGGTGCTTCTAATGTAACCAAAATGTTTGGATGGTTAAAAGATAAGGCATTCTCTCTAGTTGGAAAGCTTAAAGACGGTGTTGTGAAGAAGTTTTGGGATATTGTAGATGCGGCTAAAAAACTGCCAGGTAAAATCGGTAAAGGTATCAAAGATATGGCTTGGGAAGCTTTGAAAGGTGTCAAGTCGCTTGCTAATAAAATGAATGAGAAGTTATCTTTTGTAGTTAATGGTGTAATTGGTGGTGTTAACTGGGTTCTTGGAAAAGTCGGTGTACCAAAAGACAATCAAATACCTAAATGGACTCCACCTAAGTATGCAAAAGGAACAGGTGGTCACCCAGGAGGACTTGCAATCTTAGGAGATGGCGGTATGCCTGAATTATTCCGCACACCTGATGGAAGCATGGGTTTGTCTCCAGCTACAGACACATTAATGAACCTACCTAAAGGAACCGAGGTTCTTTCTGGTGAAAAAACACAGCAAGTAATGGGTTTACCTTTCTACAAAGAAGGAACAAAAGGTGGAAATTGGTTCACTCAATTGATGGGCAAGGCGAAAGATATTGTACTTGATGTGAGTGACTACATAACAAAACCATCTAAACTCTTAAATAAGGTGTTAGAGAAACTAGGTGTTTCTGCTCCTTCAATGGCTGGTGGATTCGGTCAAATTGTAAAAGGAAGTTTCACTTTTATTAAAGATAAAGCTATTTCATTTATCAAAAACAAGATAAAGGATTTCAGTTTTATTCCTGGTGAGGGAGGTAGCGCAGCAGTCAAAAAGTGGGTTGCTCAAGCAATTGCTATTAAAGGTATTTCACCTTCCTTCTCTAAAGCACTAGAAACTATTGCGATGAAGGAGTCAGGTGGAAATCCAACAGTTGTGAACAATTGGGATAGTAATGCTAAGGCTGGACATCCATCTCAAGGATTAATGCAGTTTATCCCATCGACTTTTGCAGCTCACAAAGAAAAGGGATACGGAGATATTAGAAATCCGATTCATCAGATCATTGCTGCTATCAACTATTTGAACAGTAGATATGGTGGAATCAATAAGCACCCTGGTCTTGTTAACATGCGTAAGGGTGGAAAATATATTGGTTATGATAAAGGCGCAATTATTAATCGTGACCATATGGCTGAAGTACACAAAGATGAGTTAATTCTTCCATTAAGAAAATTCAGAAGATCGAGAGCCCACAATCTACTCGAAACAGCAGGAAGAATGGTTGGTTATCATCCTGAGTCAACCGTTGTTCAATCTGATCAATCAGGACTTGCAAAAACTGTGCAACAGCAACAGCAACAAATTTCACACCTGCAAAAATTAGTGGAAAATAGTAATCAAATGGTACAACTACTGACTCAGCTTGTTTCTAAGGACTATGCTTTAGATGTAGGAGGCCTGAATAAATACAATAGAGGTCTATTAGATAATCAAATGAGAAGGAAAGGAGAGTAGGATGCAAAGAGAATTTGATTTAATCATTAGCTATGATGGAACAAGGGAGCATTATCTAAGTGAGATGCTTCCTTTCTTGGATTTCAGAGGACTTTCTCCTGCTGCACCTTCCATCGAAAGACAAACAACAACCCTAGCAACACAGCATGGATTAATCCAAACAAGTCCTAATGTACGCTTTCAAGAAACATCAGTTAAAGCTAAATTTAACCTTTCGGCAAAGAGTCATCAACAATTTTATATCAACAGACAAGAAGTCGTTAGAGCATTTAAACGTGTTAAGCCTTTTTATATATCAACTACATATGATCCAAATAGAAGATGGCTTGTAGTATGTGATGATGCGATTGATATTGATAAAGATAATGAAAAGAAAGACAAGGAATTTGAAGTTGATTTCAAAGCATTAAAAGGATTAGCAGAATCTAAATTTACTACTAGCAAGGACTTTAATTTAGCAAGCGAACACTTCAATGTAGGTATGAATATTCCTTCAAAAGATAATATACCTTATTCATTCAACTCTAAAAGCTTCACAGTTTTCAATGGATCCGATGTGGCTTTAGATACTATTCAATTTGATTATCAAGTAAAGATGAAATTGAGTGGGAAAGATGTAAAAATCACAAACAAAACAACAAACGAATCAATAGTGATTAATGGATCTGTTAAAAACACACAGGTGATTAAGTGTATAAATCAGTATGTGTTTATTGATGACAAGATAGCATCTAAAAAAGGACGCTTTCCTAGTCTAGAAATCGGTGACAATCAATTTGTGATCGAAAATGCAACGAGTGTTCAAATTGATTTTATCACTAGGTTTTACTACGTCTAAGGGAGGTGATACATTGGCGCAGATGTTTGTTCAATCAAAAGGAAATCCTACTGAACAAGTTGAGATGGTATATGAAGTACCAGAAGTGAGCGACAATCTAGATGGTACAAAACAGCTTTCATTTCAAAGTGTCCTTATTGAAGGAAATGAAATTGTGTTTGATATGTTGATTGAAGACAATATTATTATCATTGATGAGAGTGATTTCTTAGGTCAACGCTATGTAATTATTGAAGTTGAGAAAAAATATGAAAAAGGAACTTACTATAAAAACATTGTAGCTGATCATTTGTTTCTAGCATCTTTATCTAAAAATGTAGTTGAAGACACAATTAAAGGCGACATCACATTGAAAGATGCTTTTACTCATGCCTTAAAAGGCAGTGGTTTTACTTGTTCAATCCAAAAAGATATTGAAAATAAGACAGTTAAACTTGATGAGTTTGGAAAAAAGAAATCACAGGATTTAGTCAATGAAAACATTGAAAATTATGGTGTGGAATTGGATGTTGATAATACGCATATATACGTTGGCACTGATCCAAAGAATACTATTAACTATCAAATTGACACTAGGGCTAATCTGAATGCGATTAGTGTTAAAAGTTCAATGGCAGAATCTTATACACGCATTACTGGCTACGGAAAAACCAAAGAAGAAAAGGATATTTCAAGTGGTCAGTCCGTAAATTATGATTCTATATCCTCTAAGTGGAAAACAAACTCCTCATGGAATACCAAATATGCTGAAGATGTTGGTCAGACATTTTCATTTAAGTTTAAAGGTACTGGCTTTGGAATCCAAGCCATTAAAGAAAAGCTAGGTGGAAAGATAAAATTCACCATCGATAAGAAGACAAATAAAACGATTTCTTTATATAAGGATACTGGCAGCAAAGACTATGAAAAAGAAGATGTAGATGTTATCAGAGGTCTTGAAGATAAAGAGCATACCGTTGTAGCAACATTTGTTGGAAAGGATTCAAAGAATCCCAACACAAAGAAGATGAAAACTGGTTTTAGAGTAAGTATTTCTAACGGCAACTTTATAAATTTATTTAGAACATTTAAAGACAATGAAAAGTACATGTTCCCTCCAGTTACTTACGTTCATCCAGATGAAAAATTGTTTTTATTGGATGGGAAACCAAGAGTTGCTGAAGCGATAATTGAAGACAGTGTGACGAAAAAGGAAGATATGGAGAAGCTTCTGAAAGACAAAGTGAATCCTTATCCTCAAATCACAATAGAAATCGATTTTGAAGTATATTACGATCCTAAATTAGAAGGAAAAGAAGATCAGATTCGAAAGGGTGTTACAATCCCTGTTTTGGCTGATACCGCACACGGAACATTATATGAAGGCACTGTAAGAGTGCAAGAAATTAAATATAATCCACTCGATAAATACGCAAAACCCACGGTTACCCTCACTAATTACCGTAAAGATATCCTCGATTATCAAATCCAACAAAAACGAGAAATGAGACAACAAAAGAAATCAATCGAAGCTCAACTATCTTCTTTTAAATCTACCTTATCCAACTCTAGCACAGTTTCAACATCTCAAATGAAAGAAATATCGGCCGCAATTCCTCAAACTGTATCACTCCAATATAATTCATCCAGTAAGACATGGGCGCTCAGTGATACTTCGATTGATGGAACAGTGGACGTGTCAATTGAAGATAATTTTATTGAGGTTGATATGCCTGATTATGAAATTGTATCTAGAAAATTCAGCTCAAATGTTGATTTTGATATGAAGGTAGCTGGCTTTACTTCAGGTGAGAAAATCGATCCAACTAACGTTAGTACATTACAGATATACCTGGCTAAGTCTGGTGCGAAAATAACACCGATTGATTCAAGTATACCTAATGGATCAGAGATTGATGTAACAGTGTATTTAACTACCTAGTACACGTAAACAAATAAGAAGGAGGCTATAAGTTGGCCAAATTTAAATGGAAGACTATTTTTGATACCAACAAGAATGCAAAGTTCAGAGAAGAGTTACAAGATATGTCTTCAGATGCTTTAAGTGCAGTCAATGAACTAGCGAATGCAGACGAAAGACACGCTAATGCTAAGACAGCACATACATCAGGGCAGATAAAGCATGGTGTTTTCACTGTAGAAAATAGACTCAATAATCACAACTCACGTTTTGCAAATATGGTTACTAACCATGATGGTGAAGATGTAAAAGAAGTAGTGGATTTGCGAGTAGCTTTAGACGCTTCAATTCATGAAACTGCAAAAGATCGTTTTGACTATGATTTTCAAATTTTAAACGACAAAATTGATGACGCAAGATTGACAGTACCGTTCAAAGAGTTGTTAAGAAAGCATAATGGTAATTTCACTAAGGCTATGAAAGAAGCATTGCAGCTGGGATTGCTTTATCCAATTTGGATTGCTATTCCACCAGGCAACTATACGATTTCTGAAAAGCTTACTATCTATAAAGATACACGCATTACATTTTCAGATGGGGTTTACCTAGCTAGAGAAGATGGATTTGTAGGATCAATGTTTGTAAATGGACAGAGTGGTGATATGTTCACTGGGTACAATGGACATGGAAATATTAAGATTGATGGTTTCGGTGAATTAGATAGTGCAGGAGACAGAGTGAAAGAACAATGCTCAGTCTTTGGTTTTGGTCACGCTAGAGGCATCAAGGTCTCTGGGATAACCGTAAGTAACGTATGTGGAGGTCACGCTTTTGACCTAGCAGGGATAGAAGAAAGTGATTTCAATGACATTAAATGTGAAGGGTATGTGGATTACAAAGGAGACAGATGGTTTTCAGCTGCAATTCAGGTTGATTTAATGAGATCATCCGCAAACTTTGGTTCATTCGGAGCCTACGACAACACAGTTACACGAAAAATCAATATAGAGAATTGCAAGTTTAGAAAATCTAAAAAGCTTGGCGGCTACGCAAGAGCAATAGATTCTCACACAAGCACTGACGGTTATTTATACTCTCACATTAACTTTAAAAATAACATCGTTGAGGACACTACAGAATGGGCTGTGTCGGGCAATAAATGGCAAGACATAGCAATAGAAGGGAATACATTTAACAACTGTTATGGAGGCGTTAGAACGCTTTTACCTTCAATCAGTTCACAATACACTCAAGATACAAATGGTAATCCAACGAACCGTATCAACAAGGTGAAAAGACAAAAAATCAACGGTAATACATTTACAAATATAACAGAAAAACATGCGATTCAAGTGTATGGAAGAAAAGGATATCAGACAATTGATGATGTTCAAATCATCGGAAATACAATTGATGGAGTTAAATTGAAACATGGAATCCATGTATCTGATGTGAATGACTTTATTATTAAAGATAACACTGTCAAGAATACAGAACATCATGGAATTCTTGTAACAAGAAGTAGCTATGGAATGGTTGAAAACAACACAGTAAAAGATGTTAAAGGTAATGGTATTAGATTAGAAGAAGGATCATGCGATTATGTAACAACTAAAGACAATACTATTGTGAATATTGGCTATTCTGGTATTTCTGTTTCAGGTAGTTCTAAAGGTTTCGTTTCTTATAATGACACGATCATAAATGCTGGTACTCGTTCAGTTGCGGGATCTGATAATGAATATGATGGAATCATTTTAATGACTGGAGTCAACAATTCTAAAATCACTGACGCTAGAGTGTCAGGAACGAAAATGAGACACGGAATTAACCTTACTGGCACTACATCAAATATTACTCATTATGCTAACAATGTTAAAGGTGCAGGCTATTCCGCAAGCTACAATGACAAAAGTAGTAATCCAATTACAACACCTGAAAATATATCGTAAAGGAGAGGTAAGATGTCAGTGTTTAAAAATGCACCTCTGGAATTTACGGTAAATCCGTATAACCAAGGTGTAAAATTAACAAATATTAAATTCTCTACTATGGATAAAGGTACAGCCAAACTTGAATTTCAATTGTTCAAAGATGGCGTACCTTTACCTTTGTCGGCATTAAAGGGTAAACTCACAATGGTTTTCCCGAATGGATCAAAGAGAATGAAAGAAGTAACTTTATTAGACAAGGTTGAAGGAAAAGCTGAGTACATTCTGGATGATGTTGAAATTAAACAATATGGAACAGTAAAAGCAGCCTTAGTTATGTTTTACAGCAATGGTCAGACAATGTCAGTTCATGAATTTACATTCAATATCGAACAAAGTTTAGTAGATCAAGACATTGTACCCCTAGCAGAATACTATATTGATGATTTTGAGACTCTTAAATATGCAATAGAGAAAATGTCTTCTGAAGCAAAGCAAACTTTAGAGGAGTTAAAAGCAAAGTTTGATGATCTGGAGAAGATCGAGACTAAAGAAGGCGCACAAGCTAAGGTAGATGAACACGCTAAGGATACAAAATTGCATGTCACAGAAGCAAAACAAAAGTCATGGGATGCAAAAGAAACAACAACTGGTTCACAGGCTAAAGTAGATGCAGCACTATTAGCAGCCAAAAAATATACGGACGATCATGCTAACAATAAAGAAATACATGTTTTACAGTCCGATAAAGACAAGTGGAATAATGGTCAATTATATAGATTGACTCAAAATAATGGTAAACCCATTTATAAAGGGGTAAGTGAGACAACAGATTATAACGAGATAATTGACACTGGTTTTTATCTTATCTTTAACAGGGGAGTAAACGCGCCTCCGTCAATAAGTGGAGCCTTCATGATCGTGATTAGCTATGGGAATATACTTATGCAGACTGCATATGACACGAATGGGCGAAAATCGTATTATAGAATTAAAAAAACTGATTCTACATGGACAGCTTGGCAGTCCTCATTGACCGAGGAAGACAAGATAACCGAAGCTGAAAAGGATAAATGGAATAATGGTCAATTGTCTAAGATCACTGCAGACAACGGAATTCCGTTGATCTCTCTTAAAGATACATCCATGAGCATCCTTGATACGATTATCAATAATGGAGTAAGGCAAGGAACTTTTTACGCAATTGCCGGTTCAAAAGACTTGCCGAATCAGCGCTCTTTCCGAGGTTTCTATCATATGACTGATTCTACAAACGGTGTAGCCTCTTTCGGATGGGTATATGCAACGGATTACGCCAACAACATATATACAAATTACCTTAACAATAACGTATGGAGTGGTTGGGCAAGGTTGTCTAATCCGACTATGTTGTCCGAAACAGGTCAAAGCCAACTACTTCCAAATGGCACAGACATTCTAACGTTACCTTCTGGCTATTACTATGCGGTCGGAACAAACGTAGTCAACATGCCGAGCAAAACAGATTCATCTTGGTTCAATATTTACGTTATTGATAACAGTAACAATCGAAAAACGTTTCACATTATACGGAGTGGCGATAACCTACAATGGTGGGGAACGACTCACACTGACGGATCATTCAGAGGATGGAAACGGATGCTAACGGCAGAAGATGTGGCAAACAGTACTTTTGTTGATACTTATGATCAAGATAACTCTTCTGTTTCAGCTGCTGAGAATGTAGCTACCAAGCTAAATTTCGGTGCCACGAGAGCAGACGACATAGCCGAGTACAACCAAACACGTTCTGAGATTACTCTAAAAAATAACGGACTATATCTAATCAGGCTTTATGTCACTAGCACTAATATCACAGTCGGATCAGATAATATTTTATCATGCTATGTGAATGGAACAGAGTTTCAACGTTTTGGAAACTGGAACCCAACGACAGCATCGAGTACGTGTGTGCTTTATTTAACACAAAAATTTAAAGCTGGCGATAAGGTAACCTTTTACATAACGCCAAAGGGCACTAACAAAACAATAACAATAAACACAGCTTACGTTACGATGAGTTATTTGAGATAGGAGTGAAAAAATGAATAAGGCACTAGCGATTAAATATTTATATCCAGATGCTGAACTAGGTAAGGATTTCTCTGTTAGAGATGATGGTGAAGGACAATTCATAGACACCTGGGCATTAGAGGAGCCTATCCCCTCTGATGAAGAGTTGGAGTCTGCTTGGCAAGAGTACCTCAAACTAGACAATGAACAGCCTATGACTCAGGTTGAAAAACAATTACTTCTTATTGGAGAACAGTTAGCGAAAGAAAAAATCGCTCGTCAACAGTCAGAAAGAGTAAATGCAACATTAGGGAAACAGCTGGCAGAAATTCAATTAGAAATCCTTAAACTAAAAGGAGGTTTTACAACAAATGAATCTTAATTTCTGGGTGCTGGCACTGTTTTATAAATGGGCTACAACTTCAATGGTAAAGCAAGCTATGTCCTTTAATGACTGTACCGTTGAGGAATTACAAGAGGGTATTCAAGAGGGCTATGTTACTCCTGAACAATATGAAGAAATCACAGGTGAGCCATACGAGGTATAGGCTTATTTTTTATGAAAAAAACACAGAAAGGATTGAATAAAAATTATTTTAAATTTAGAAAACCTAGAAATTGCAACAACATACCTTTTCGGAGGTGTTAAATATCTAGACTTGCTCCTGTTACTGTCTTTAGTAGACATCTTAACAGGAGTGGTCAAAGCTGCAAAGGAAGGAAATCTTAGATCGAAGAATGCTTGGTTCGGTTATGTTAGAAAATTCTTTAGTTTTGCAGTGGTTATCTTAGCAAACATTATCGATCAAATTGCAAACTTGGGAGGAGCTTTAGTATTTAGTACAGTTTTATTCTATATCGCAAACGAAGGGCTATCCATTCTGGAAAACTTAGCGCAAATGGGCGTTAAAATCCCTTCATTCATTAAAGATAGACTTCAAGTAATCGAAAAAGACACTGAAGATAAAAACGGAGGTAATGAATAATGGCAATTACAATTACAAAGAACTTGGTAGCATCATCTAAACACAGATTGAAAGCACCTTACTCTATGGACGCAAAATACATCACAGTGCATAACACTTATAATGATGCTCCTGCAGCTAATGAGGTTAACTATATGGTCGGTAACAACCAGCCAGTATCATTTCATTATGCTGTAGATGGTGACGGTGTTGTACAAGGTGTTCCAGTTGATCGTTCAGCTAGACACACAGGAGATGGGGAAGCAGTAAACTCAGGAAATAGAACATCAATCGGTGTAGAAATCTGCTATTCAAAATCAGGTGGAGACAAATATAAAAAAGCTGAAGCGATGGCCATTAAATTTATCGCACAACTATTAAAAGAACGTGGTTGGGGCATTGATAGAATCCGTAAGCATCAAGATTGGTCTGGAAAGTATTGTCCACACCGTATTCTTGCAGAAGGTCGATGGGATTCATTTAAAGCATCAATTGAAAAAGAGTTGAAATCAATCACAGGTAAGACTTCTTCAGCATCAAAACCACCTAAAACTACCTCAACAAAAACACCTTCTAAATCATCCTCTAAAGCTAAGTACACGCTTCCTACAGGCATCTTTAAGGTAAGTACACCTATGATGAAAGGAACGGCTGTAAAGCAAATTCAAGAAGCGTTAGCTGCATTATATTTCTACCCAGAAAAAGGTGCTAAAAACAATGGTATTGATGGGTACTATGGAGCAAAAACAGCTGATGCGGTAAGACGATTCCAGTCTATGCATGGCTTAGTACCTGACGGAATTTATGGTGAAAAAACTAGAGCAAAACTTGCATCATTATTGAAGTAAATTTAACAAAACTATTTACAACGGTAAATAGGTATGCTATAATTAAAGTATAGAAAGGAGGTGCTAACGTGGACGAGGTGAGAAATTGGATTCTTTCTATCGCAGGTATCGCAACCATCGTCAAACATATATACGATATATGGACAAAGGAAAGCGAAAAGCATAGAAAGAATAAGAAAAAGCGCTCCAGCCGTGCAAGGAAGAAGCGCTAAGTACACTAGAGAAAAGGGGAGAAATCCCCTTACTCTCTATAATAGTATACTGCAAATTAGTGTATCAGTATACCACAAGTACACAAGACCAAGTCCACAATAATATGAGAAAATACTTTAAACACTATAGCACAGCTGATTTTGCGGTTATGTTAATCTTGATTGCTGGTATAGTTGTAATTGACACAACAAGCCAGGGTATTTCAGGAAAAATTGCAAATACTGTATTATTAGCAGCCGTTGTAATCACCTTGTTAAAAGGATTAATAATGATGTGGAGAGAGAAATGATGAACGAACACGAAAAAGTTAAGTTTATTCAAGAAGAAGTCTTAACATCTTCAGAAGCTTGTGAGGCACTTGATGTTACTCGGCAACGTCTGAGTGCCCTCATTAATTCTGGAAAGCTCAAACCTGTTAAAAAGGTTGGTACAGTCGCTTTGTTCTTACTGCAACATGTACAGAATCTTGAAAAAGAATTAAAAGAAGGGCGGAAGAAATACCGTCCTTATGATTAAACTTAATTAGTATTCGCTTATCTTCCAAGATTCGTTATACTACTACGGCTCCTATTAATTTAGGAGCTTTTTTTGTGTATTAAAAAAGACCTTCAAACGAAGGCCATTAATTGAATTTCTTTTTTAATCCATCCATCATATCTGCAGCATAAAAAGATTGTAATAGTTCATCTACATTGATTTTTTTATCCTTCTTGCTTAGAAATTGATCAATTATCTTTTCATATTCTTCTCTAGTGTTTCCTTCGATTTCTGAAAGGTTCAGTTCCTCACCAAAGTGTCTAATGAACGCTAACCTTGTTATATCATATGCCTTTTTGTCTTCCTCTTCACAACTACAAAATGCTCCTGAGAGAGTGATGAGGAATTGAACGTCTTCATCGTCTAAACCATTGGCTTTTTGGAATTGAATGAATTGATTTTGTGACATATATAGTCACCATCCTTTTATCTAAAGTATGAGTAGATCAGCAGTGAGAACAATGTATTCAACAACAAGTCCAATTGTATCAGCTACACCCGAATCTATATGTTTTTTAAGCTCTGCAGAAACAACCTTTCGAGCCCTACCAGCTGCATTTTTTGGAGTATCAAGAATTTTTTCTAATTCTTTAATGATCCTGTTTGCATTTTTGACAGTACCATTAACTGCTTCCTTTCCAAAACGTTGCTTTAAAACCCATTGTGCCCAGTCGTTATTTACTAAACCTTTAATTACTTTGATTGCTGCCTTAATACCCGCACTTTTAGGGCCATTTGTAGTAGCAAGTGGATCATTGTTAGCATTCTCAATAGCTTTAAATGCTTGAATCAAGGCTTCTTGTTTTTCTAATGGTACATCTCTTAAAACAAGTTGTTTCTGAAGCTCAGTAGGTTTGATAGTTACTACCAAATCTTCTTTCTGTTCGACCATTTCTTCTGCATGTGTAGCTGTAGTTGGAATAAATACTGCTGCTGATATGAGAACTAGCAACATCTTAACAAAAAACTTTTTCATTGGAATACTTCCTTTCTAATCATTTTTCAATAGTGAGGATATCACAAAATGAAATGAATTTTACATAAATTAGAAGAAATAGTATTTAAATCACACGCTTTTTGTCTTCGTTTTATTCGATGTGTTACTAATTTCTTACAGCGTAAAAGAGGTATATTTGCACACAAAAAAACCACCTACACATAAATGTAAGTGGTTATTTAAACAATTTCCCCAATAGTCTTCCTGTTGCCTTTCCTGCGGCTCTTCTAGCTATTCTCTTGCCTACTGTACCCTTTTGAACAGCATTCACATCACCAAGTATCTTGGCTGATTTATAAAGCGCAGAACGGATTTTATTGATCTTCATGTACATTACCCCTTTGTTTGATGTACTTGCAAAACTTTTGCTTAAGAGTCATTAGAATCATCTTCTGCAATGTAAAGTAAATCCTCAATTTTTATATCCAAGGCTTCGCAAATCTTGCCTAATGTCTCACGTTGGTATTGTTTAGCAGTGTTATTGTAAAACCTTCTAACGGTTTCAAATCTTAGGTCGTTTCCGAAGGCGAAACCCCTAATTGATAAGCCTCGTTCATCTAATATTTCTTTCAGTCTTGTTTTAACAATTTTAGTCAA